GAATCGGTTATATAAGGCGAGATAGCCCCGTCGTAGACCTTTTGATCGGTGTCCGTATTAACGTACTCACTGGTCCATATACGGGCGTTATAGCCCCTGTCTCGTAGCTTATTATATATAGAGTCTTCGCACTGGGGTGTACCTAGAAAGATAATGCGTGAGCTTTTAAGGGGTTTAACAATAGCTTCAAATTCTTTTACTTGTTCGTCTAGCTTGTCTCTCATGCCTTGGGTAGCTGAGTTGTTAGGTACTTCAATGTCGTCTGCTACGATTATATCAGCACGACTACCTGTTAGCTGGGATGTTATACCTAGTGACTTGACCGATGGAGCATGAGCAGCAGGAGCCATTCCAACGTCAAAGCTTATCTTACTGAATCGTTGTCCGTCTCTAGGCTTTAGACCTTGTAAGACTGGTATGTCGTGTATGATCTTTAAAGTGAACGTTGAGAAGTCATCTGAACGGCTTTTACTGGCAGACACGACTAAAATGTTCTTGGCGGGGTCTAGGAGTAGTTGATGTACTACGTATGCACTACATATCCAAGATTTACCAACACCACGAAAAGCCATGATTACGGAACGCTTAGGACCATCTTGTATGTAGTTAGCTATGTCGTATTGAAGGTCCGTTGGATCGGGTAGACCTAGATGCTTCCAGACGACAAACAGGAAGTTACGGAAGTCCCGTAGCTCTGGTGGTACGCTCACTTGACCTGACGCATAGCTTCTTTGTCTTCGTCGTTATCGTCAAACGGAAGGACTTGAGCTAAGTTACCAAGGGGCGATCCTTGTTCGCTAAGACTGATAACGTCGTTGTCTTTAAGTAGTTGTCTAGCACCGTTTAAGAGCGCTGCATTGTACTCGGCAGCACCGACCTTCATCTCCGTTATAGCTTGAGTGTAGGTATCAGCAATGAGTACTTGTAGGTTTTCTAGTTTTTCTCGTTTCTTCATAAATATTGTTTAACAATTCCAGCGTCTAAGCGCTAAAGCCTTTCTAGTCGGTCGTCCTTTGTCGTCTTTCATTGGACCTTCCATACCTCTAAACCTTTTACAAAATTTAATTTGCCGTTTCTTTCTAGCACCTGTTGGATTACTTTCGGTAACTGGAGCTTTAAGGTTAGAGCCAGTAGCACGGTTATACTTACGTCTGCCTTTTGCTGTAAGACCGCCTTTCTTGCTTTTCTCGCCACGACCTATGGATAGTGATACACCTTTTCGTTTAGCCATATTATTTCTTAAACCCTCGCTTCATCTTACCGTAGGCTTTAGGCGACACGGTTGACTTGCTTTTCGGACGGCTTATGCCCAGCTTGCGTCGGTTATTAATGTTTGCGTACAATCCTTTTTTCTTTTTCATCGTTTCATAAGCATCTCCATCATGCGATCTAATTTACTGTTAATTTCTTTAACTGATGTTTCCAACCCGCTCATGCGGTTTTCTACAGCAGTATCACGTTCACGTTGAGTAGCCAGCTCGACTTCAATCTTGGTAAGACGTTGTTCGTCAGCGTCTAGTCGATCAGAGAACTTTTTACCTATCCAACCAAATACGCCAAGTACTACGGCAAGAGCAGTGTCGAGGAAGTGAGATATTTCTTCAGTCATGTTATTTAGCAGGTTCTACGATTACCTTACCGTTTTCGTCTGTCCAGTTTGTATCTAGCATGTGTTGATCTTTTCTTTCTCCTACTACCATCCACGATATAGATGCCGTTGAAGATGTGTTCTGGCAATTTAGTGTTAAAACATTTCCCGACACGTTTCCTTTAACTGCATCCCAATCTGATTCATTGGAAGTAAAGCACTGAACATCCGCACACATCGCTACAAAAGTACCTTCACTCATACCTGCTTCTGTATCTATGTTTACTTGAGCTGCTCCGTTTACAAGTGTTGTTGTACCTCGGTAAATAAGATCAGCTTTTGGACCTTCGATGAAAGAATGAACTAACTGATGTGATTCAGGTTTTAAAGGATGGTCTATCTTAAAAGACCCAGAACCTTTAGATAAAGCCCCAGGAATGCTTAAAGCTCCTGTATTGTCGTAAGTTAATGTAACATTAGTCGTTTCATTCTTTATGTTAAATTTCCCGTTAGCAGTTCCTGTAAATATAGAATAGTGCCCTTCGTTTGTTGCAGGTGCTGTTGTAGATTGAAGAGTTATTGAAGCACCTCCACCGCCTGACTGACTTGTTAAAAGCTTTAACTTAGCTGTTCCATCATCGTGAAAGACTCTAAGCCCGTCTTTGACTTGAGCAATGTATTTATCGGAACTACCAAAAGTATCTGTAGCGTCAGGAACTAATCCAATACCAACAATATCGTTCTGTCCGTTTAGGTTGATTAAATTAGCGTTGCTGTCTCCTTCCACACGAAAATCAACGTCTGCTCCCGCTTCATTTATTACTACGGCTTTTTGAGCTGAAGTGTCGTCTACCAAGAACTGCGAATCCGTGTCTGATATTTGAACAGAAGTAACAGAATTAGCTGTCAATCCAGGGTTTCCGCTTGCTGCTGCTGTCAATCGTCCGTCGGCATCAACCGTTATATTTGCGTTTGTATAAGCACCTGCTGAAACAGTCGTTGCCGCCAACTCACTTGAACCTACGGCTCCAGTTACTATCGCATCCGCAGTAACAGCGTCTGTTGCCAGCTTAGTAGAATCGACTGAGCCTGTAGCCAGTTGTGACCCGCTTACTGAACCTGTAGTAACTGGAACAGCATACCCTCGCTGAATGACTACGATCTTAGCACCTGTTGCTGGTGAACTTCCAAAAGTTATAGTGTTTGCATCAGCGCTAATTGTGTAATCAACCGTAGGCTCTTGCAGAACTCCGTTTATCGCAACTTCGTACATCGTATCTCCATCCAAGTTTATTCCCGACGAAAAGGTAAATGCAGTGCTACCGTCCCCTGTAAACGTCGTCTTGGAAGCAGTTGTAGACGAACCTGTAACAGTGTTTGATATTTGAGTATCTACATAGGTCTTCGTGGTAGCGTCTTGAATAAGAGTAGGGTCGCCTACGTTTACAATCTTGTTAGTCTTAGCGTCCCAGTTATTACCTCCAGCTTGCTTCTGTAAGGACTGCTCATTCAAGTTACCTATCTCTTCATTCAAGTAAAGGTTATGACGGTACGACTTGTCGAGTTCAGACTCGGTCAAGACTGATCCGTTAACAAAGTCCACGAATGGATTATCTGAATCTGCGTTTGAGTTACGTCGTATACGCACAACACCAGAAGTAACAGGAGTGTTCAACCTAATTAAGTTAGGACTTCCTGCAACAAGCGAGTAAGCGGAAGTCGCTTGAAGGACGCCGTCAATTTCGACGACGACGTGTGAGTCTTCGAGGTATTCAAACGTTATGTTGAAATCCGTTGTCGAAGTAGAGACGGTATAGTCTTCAAAGGTATTAGCCATGATGTTATGTGTTTAGTTATTGGTTTAAAAGTGAGAGTACGGACGAGTGGTCTGCACCTTGCCTGTACTGCGTTTTTGCCTGTGAGACTTGATCATAGTATTGAGAGAGTTCTGGAAACTCAGTCATTGTTTCATTCAAAGCCTTGGTTCGATACTTCGTCAACAAGGTAGTTATCTTCTGAACGCGAGGACTGGGCAATCCAGGTTCCGATTGGGGTGGAAGACGTTGGTAATTGGAAGAAGATATTAAACGCTGCAACGCCTGTCTAAGCGTCCTACCTCCTATACGTACGGTCTGTAACTTTTCTTGCCTTCGATCATGTGCTGTACGTCCTTGGTCGTTCTCAAATGCTAACAAGTCGATAAGACCTCCATTGGTAGAAGGCGGTGGACGGAACGCATGATTAAGATCAGCCATCTCGGTAAGTATCGGATCGTTCTTTTCCGTACTCATCGCAATAGGGCTGATAGCTCCAATAAGCGGTTTGTTTTCGATCATTATCGATTCGCCTAAGATGTTACGTTTTGGATCGAGGTTGTCACGTCCGCTGGGTAGTTTGTTATAAAAAGCATCCGCGAACGACCTGACTTCTCTAGCTTCTTGCGTACCCATTCCGTATTGTATTTGACTCAAGAAACCGCTGTACGGAAGCATGGACGATCCGAAATTACGTAACAACCTGTCTCCGTACCTTTCTGGGTCAGATAAAGCGTCCGTAAACATCTGAATACCAGACAAGTAAGACTTGTTAGTAACGTTTCTTACGAGAGTTAAAGTCAACGCAGAGAACACCTTATCCAGACCGCTTTGATCGAAGTCTCTAGGCGCTCTTATACCTTGGTCAATCAAGTCAGCCCCGACGCCAAGTAGTGTTCCAAACGGGTCAAGACGTTGATAGCTGTAGTATTTACCGTCGATCTTGAAGCTGTAAGGTTGCCAGCCTGTAGCTTTTAAAGCTTTCTTTTCAGCTTCGTTTTTAGGTCCACCTCCTGTTATGTATTCACGGTTGTTTACTATAGTGTCTAGGAAAACCGAAGACAACAAAACGCTGGTCGCAAGTTTACCTGTTGCTTGCGCTTTTGCTATTGGGTCGTTTCCTCTTAAAGATTTGAACAGTTTTTCTCTTTCGGCGTTAAGAAACGGGAAAGGAACTCTTGCGTCTGATTTAAGTCCTACGTCTGATAACTTGGAAGGAATAAAAGAAAAAGGAGTACGTTCAAAAGCAAAAGCCAAGATGTTAGTCGGAGTACGCACGAACGGTAAAATAAATCTTAAAGGAGACCACGCTTGAGTAGCTCCTTGTATAGCCGCACCAAGTGTTCCTCTTTCTAAGTCTTTGGTAAACGTCAAGTAGCGGGCTTCTTCCAAAGCAAAGTCGGCAAGAGCTGACGCACCTTCTTTCTTGTTTTCAAGAACGTACTGTTCGACAAACTCTGCTTCCTCGGCGCTGTCCGTTATTCCTTTATTTTTAGCCGCTTTCGTCCCCTCGCGTATTAAAGACTCTTCGGAGTAGTGACGACCTCCAGCAGTTATTATGTCTTCCAAACCTTTTTCAATGTACTCCGCAAGTTGTCTGGGATCGCTTATGCCTTGTTGAACTCCGTCCATTGCAAGTTTAAAACGAGCAGCACGACGATAGTTAAGTTGCTTGAAAAACTCGTCGGTCGTCATAAGTAAACGCGAAGGCATTCGTAAGAAGTTCCCTGCGTGTTTAATCAATTCGTATCCTTTGTCTCCTTCACTCCTTCCAAAAGCTTCGGGAGTTATGGCGTCCGTACGTCCTTCGTTAAAAGCTCTAGCGTCTGGGTCGAGTAAGTTCTCTCCGCTTTTCGCTGCGTTCTTGGCAAATGAAGCCGCTTCTCTAAACATTGACATGTCTGCCCAAGAAGAGAACGCATGTCTTGTTACATCTAGATTGCCAGTCAGAACGCCTCCTATTGCCGTTTCAAGTGTGGACCAGACGGATGTTAAGGCGTTGCCCATAAGGTTTACTACCTGCGTTCTCGGACCACTCAAGATGCTGTTAATCCAATACTCGGTAGGCATGTCCAAGAACTTACGTCCTTGCGACTTACGTGACAGTTTGAATAATCCGTTTATAGCTTTTTCAAGGTCTTTCTCGTCCACTCCTGTTTCCTCAATAATCTTTACGAGTTTCTCAACAGACATTCCTCCGTTCTCGTTAACAAAGTTCTTACGAATGCCTTGACCCTTCATTTCTGACTCGGTCAATCCAAGCTTACGGCGTCCCATACGTTGACGTCTGTCACTTAACGTAAGTGAAGTTTGACGACCTATGCGATAGTACCTTTCGGAAAGGGAAACCATTTCTTGAAACGTGTTTTTGAGCTTTGCAGTAACTAAGTCGCCTCCTCCAGATTCTTTCCATTCTTTTGCAATTCCTACAAGCTTCTCAACATACTTAGAACCTATCAACTTGTACGCCATAGCTTCTTTTCGGATTTCTATCTGACTAGCTTCGGTCTTCTCCATGTTGTTTAGCAACTGTGAGATGTCGTTGTCTCCCGTATTTATAGGAGTATTCTTCCTGACTTCGTCAGCCAGTTGTTCCATCGTTTGATCGTTAGCTGCTATTTCTTCTTTGACGGAATCTATGAACGAATATTGTTGATCGTCCGTCTCGAACCTCGGCATCGAAATGCCTTCACCTCTGGTTATAGCCTTGGCAATACCCGCGTGTTCGGGAGAGACTTCGTCGGCAAAGTCCTTCATTTCCTTTGTACTGATATCAGTAAAGCCGTAGTCCAAGGGACCCGACCTTTGCTTCTTAATGTTCCGCTGCTTAACGAAGTCGTTGAATATCTTCTGCCTTTGATCGATTCCAAGTTTCGACTTAACGCTCGCAAACAAGTGTTTAAAAAGGATTGCAATTTCTTGAGTAGCTCTTTTGAACGTACCTTGTGGAGCAAGTTTAGCGTCTGCGTCTAGTTTCGAAAGAAACGCATCCGTCATTTCTTCCGTAAAGTATTCGTCAATTTCAGAAAAGCGGTAGTTCTTTTCGTTATATTTACCGTTTAGAAAGTCTTTTAGTTCTTTTGGTTGATCTGCAAGTTTAATGTTTTGCAAGTCCCACTTATCCACATCCTTAACAACGATTCCAAAACTTTGAATGTATTTATTACGTTCTCTATTAAACTGTTTTGTAAGGGCATCTACATCTTTCTTTGGTAAATATCGACTAAGACTGTGCCATAGCTCGTGAACCATCGTACGGGACAAGCTACCTTCTGCGACGTTTTTACGTATTTCTAGAAGTTTGTTACCAAAGTTAAAGCGACCTTTTGCGGCTATCTTACTAGTTATTGACAGGGAGACGTCGCTGAACATATCTTCGCCTATAAGGTCTATAAACGCCTCAACGTCTTTAACTTCTTCTGGGTCAGCTTCCTTGTGGAGTGCTTTTTTACGTAAACGGTTTTTAATGTACGTCGCGCCCCTGCTTCCTTCTAACCCACGTTTTGCTTCAAGATTAGTTTTAAAAGGTTGTAGAGGAGGACGGGCGTCGATAGCTTCGTCAAACGTATTTACAGGAGCCTCGACTTCTTCCATACGTACAGACAAGTCGTCTAACGCGTTAGGTAAATCTCTCGTTGAAGAAGCATCCAAGTCAGGCATTAACTTAACACCTTCCGCGCCAAAAGGTTCCTGCATTCCATTGGCAACTTCTTCTGGACTACCACCTTCGGAGCGTATCTTTTTACCACGCTTCATCGACTTTAAGCCTTTGACGAATCCTAGTGCAGCAAACTCCAGTCCCAGACCTTCAAGCACGTTTTTAATGCGTCCTTCGATCTCGCCTTCGTCTTCGTCGTGAGCAAGGAACTCGGTAACTGGGTTTTGTAGTTCTGGGTACTGTTGAATAAAGTTTGATAAACGAGCTTCCTGTCCGTTAAACATCGTAAAGTCCGTCACGGCTCCAGCTATTGCTCCACGACTGACTGTACCGCTTAACGCCTTTTGCGTAAGACTACCCGCTTTAGCTAGGTTACCTGCTCGTCCAGCCCATCCGAAGATTGGTACAAAGCCTGTCATAAATTGAGATATACCTTCAACTGCACTTCCTGCTACCGTGGTAGACGTACCTAAGAACTTCTCGTCGTAGTCTGGGAGAATGTCAAAAGCAGCTAAGTCGGCAAGGTTGTAAACGCCTTGCACTGCACCCTCTACTCCACGAAAAGGAGCAGCTAAAAGATCGAAGAAAACGTTATCGTCGTCCTCGGTTTGTCCGATAGGAAGTTGTGGATTAGCCATAGTTATTTTTTATAATAAAATTCGAGAGCCTTATGATTTCTCTTTTGGTTAGTGATAAAGTTTAAAATATCGTCTTCCTCGCCTACGAGTTCTGCTATCTTTTTAACTTCAGCAGGAACAGCGCTTATATTACTACCCGCTTTTAACGCTTTTTCTATTTGCTCTGGAGTAGTCAAAACGGTGTTAAACGAATTGACGTCGGTTCCGATTTCAAACCGATCACCATTGCTCGTTATTTGCTCTTCCAAGGTCTTTAGGTTGAGAAACTCTTCTGTAAACACACGGCGTATTTTAAATCCAAGCTCTTTAGCTGTTTTTCTTTCTGTTGAAGTATAAGTCTTGAACATAAGTGTTTCGGCTATTTCGTCGGCGTAGGGAAGAAGCATAGGAGCAGTAACTAATGCACTGGCGTATACGAAACCCTTGTGAGGGGGGGAAAGGCCTAAGCCGTCTCGACGCTTTTTTGAATTAGGAGCCGCTATTGTAGCTAGATGTTCAAGGGCTGCGTTCGTATTCTCCTTAACATATTTAAACGCTATCTTTCTGTTTTCGTCTGTTGTAGCTTTATTTGCCGCTACTTCTAGATTTTTAACTACATTACTTGTAACCTCTTCTGGACTGTCCTCGACAAAAGGATAGAGCATAGGAGCAGTAATTCCTAAAGCTGTCTTTTTGAGTACGTTATCTCCAAGTCCAGAGGGCAGAACTCCAGAACCAAACTTCAAAAACCCCCTGCCTACAGGTTCAGTTTCATTAAACTGAAAATCATTTCGGGCTTTGTTTTCTTTTTCGCTCTCATCTTGAAAAGCGGTTGATAAGCCCTGTACCTCAAACTTTACCGCTTGCTGGGTCTTTTCAAGCTCGTCCAAAATAAAAGCGTCTAAAGTTAGACCTGCTGCTGTAAAGTTAGACGCTGCTCCCGCACGTATCAGCGCGTCTTGTTTGTCAATTACTTTGTCGCCAAAGTTCGCTTGGGTTTCGTTGTAAAGCCTTTGGTATTGCGGAGTGTTTTTTATATCGGGAAGTACATCACCACTGGAAAGTATAGATTCAAAGATGTTGTTTACCCTTGTAGGCGCTTGTCGTACCATTGTACTTTTCCGAACCATAAGACCACGTTGGTGTTCTAGCGTGTCATGATCCCCTTTAAAAACTTGTTCAAACTGCTCTATTGCTGGACCGCGGAACCGCACGTCGTCGTCTTCTCTCGCGAACCTTTGAGCTGCTTTATTAATTTGAAACTTATCCGTATACTCAACGCCTTTGTACATACCTGTACCCGTGTTTTCAACGGCGCTTAAAGCTACTACAAATTCAGACCGTTCAGTCTCAAGACGCTCGTCTCGACCGCCTTCTCGTATTCTTTGGGCAGCTTCAACCTCCCGTTCAATCGAGTTCATTATACGGTCAACTTGATCTTCGTTCTTATAAAAGAGTTGGTTCCCTACATAAAAATTGTCTTCGGCGTACTGTAGAAACTCGTAAGCCCGTTGCTCGCCCCCAGGAAGGTTAGCCAGTTGCTCTGCTACATTTTCGATAACTTTGATCTGTTGAGCAGCGTTAAACGAGTTGAGTTCTGCCCAAGGTCCAGCCCCGCCGTCTTGTGCTCTTAACGACTGTTCCATATATAACCCGTATTCATTAGGTTCTAATGGAGCGTCTTTAGCAAGTCTGTAAATTGCCGAAGTGTTTTGAAGTAGTGTTTCGCCTTTTGCTACTGTAGCTTTCCTTCCGTCGTACTGACGAGTTAAATTAAGAATTGTCGGATTTAGGACTTCTTGAAAACCCTCGCTTCCGTACGTCCCTTGTTGTAGTGCTGGTTTATCTGAAATAAATGCCTGACGCTCTTCTTCAATAATTTCAGCAGTTGTTAGATTACTGTCACCTTCTTGAGGGTTTTCCAAACGACCTTTTGAGTCAAGTAAGCGTTGTACGAAAACGTCGTGCGCTGCTTTACCTTCGGCTCTTCGCTTACGCTTTTGATTTAGCGGCGAAGCAAGCCAAGGTATTAGACCCTTACGAGACATTGAATCAAGTTCTCCTTCGGTCTTAGATAAACGCTCGGTCAATTCTTCAGGCGATAACCGTTTAAGCTCATCGCTGTGCATTTCAGCATCTGTGACGGCTAAAGCCCCATACTCGTTCAACGCACTGTTAAAACCAGACAATGTATTTGCTAACTCTGTCAACTTGTTGCTTCCAGCTTGCTCAACGGATACACCGAAGTTACCACCGCTCTGAACGGTCGCTTGAAGTTGCGGTGCGTCGGGAAGGTCTCGTACTTGTACTCTAGTCATTAGGATATTAAGGTGTTTTAGGTGTGCCAAATTCGCGTTTTAATTCCATCCCTGTACGAGCACCTTTTACGGTACTGCCGATCAAGTTTATAGCGCCTTGGGCAAAGCTCGTTCGAGCCACGGGTCTGTTAATGTCGATAAGTCTGTTCTTTGAACGGAAGCTGGCGTCGGTAGAAGCAAGTCCTGCTTGTACGTTTCTGAAATCACGTTGCTGAAGAGCCATAGCTCTATTCTGAGCTTCTTGATTGTAGTAGTCATTTAACACAGCATCTACAGATACTCCAGCAACATTACTCTGACCTTTAGCAACAGTAACTGCTCCACGAGACTTGACTGCTTGTTCTTCTATTTTTCCTAGTTCCGTCCGCATTGCAACTTCTTCTTGTGCCTGTCTAATTCCAATCGAACGTTGTTCCATTAGTGCTCGTTGACGTTCAGCTTCCGCTGCTGCCCGCTGGTACTGAAGTTGTTGCTTTTCTTGTCGCCGCTTACCTGCAAATTGAAGTCCCGATTGAGCACCCCCTAGAACGGCTAAAGCTACTGTTGCATTGCACATGATTAATTGATTTATTTATAGATTGTAAATTGTTTATAGTTGTCGATACCGCATCCTGACCAAGCAGCTCCCAGCCACGTTAACCAGCGGACTGATAACTCGTTACTTTCGCACACGATGTTAGTTAAAGCTTTGTAATCACCCATAAGACGTGCTACCCACTCCTTTGAATGTTTGATAAAAGTTCTCTTGATGTTGTGAATGCGGTAAGTACCTAGCAACCATATAGTTCCTACGCCTGTAGTATTCGACTGAGTCACTCCAAAGCTTGCTACTGTACGACAGTCCTTGTCAGTTATCGTCCACGCCTCTTCTGAGACCTCGTATGACTCTTCTAAAGCGTGTCTAGGGTGTATGCCTAGTCCGATACATTCCAGCATGTCAGCCATTCTCATGTCTTCGTATATCTGGGCAGCATCAAAGTAACCGTCGGCAGGTGCGATTGTACAGTCGCTATAGACGTGCTCTTCAAGCTCCATATCGTCTAGACCTAGAATGTACAAATGTCTCAAACTCTGCTGATAGAATCTTCATAGGCAACGCTGAACTTGATTTGATCTTGATCGTCACGTCGTCGTGCTTTGAATGAACAGGAAACCTAAATGACCCGTCGTCAAGTACAAGCGAACCGATCACAGCATCAGCACCTAAGCTAGTTGGGTTGAACGGATAAGAATAAGTATCCCGATACTGTGGTGTAACTTCGACTGTAAAGTGTCCTGTGTCTCCATATTCAAACGATCCGTTACGTAGGATTTGCTTAGTAAAAGTACTAGTAGACCGTCCACCTCGTTCCGTAGGTTGCTTAAGAGTCTGCGTAGACAGTTCGAACTCCATGTCGTATTCAAGACCTACATAGAACGGATTAGTAGAAAGGTCTAGGTTTACGGTAAACGTTGAAGAAGAAGTCCTAGTAATTGCATGACGGCTACCTGTATCTGTGTATATTACAGCTCCTGCTGGGTCGTAAGGCATCGAACTAACTGTGGTAAGCTTGGTAGCACTATCGTACGAACGTCCTAAGCTTGAATGAGCTACACGTCTGTCCAACAGTATCTTATAGGTCTTACCGCTGTCTATCTGACTTGGAGACAAGTCTAAAGTTTCAAGGCAACGGTTAGTCCCGTCAAAGGTAAATAAATAAAGCTTAGACTCTAATATGCCCATGCCTAAGAACTGCTTAGTAAAACTAAACTTAGACCACGACGATTGTATCCTGTCTCTGCCTTGCCAAAAGTAACGGTAAATATATAAGTCGTTCCCCGACGATGGATAAACTACGATTGTATTCTCATTAGAACTACCAACCAAATCAGTAACGCCCGAAGGAATATAAGAAGGTACTTGTGCGGTTAGGTCGTTCGCATCGTAAGTCTCACTGTCTTTATCTACATAGTATTCGTACAAACCGTTAAACTCTCCACGTGCATAAGGAAAGTACAAGAAGTTAGACAATGCAATGGGACGTCCTGCTCCTTTCATATTGTACTCAGTTACAGGAGAGATGTTAACGGTCTTAGGAGTCAACAGCTCATTACCTCTTAAAACAAACTGTGAGTCTTCACTAAACAAGATAAGCTTCTCTTGAAAGGGTACAGCGTGTTTAAGCTTGGTAACTTTAGTATGACTTATTGAAACATCTATAGGAGCGGAATCGAGAAGAGTTTGAGTGGTTGTACGCCAAAAGTTAAAATAATCATCTGCTTCACTAAAGACTATAGACGACTCAGTAAGTACTCCAAAACGATTCTTGTAGAAAAATAAGTCTTTGATCGTCTCGCCTACAAACGAAGGATTAGGGTTTGTTTTAGCGTCTCCTGCTGTCTTTGAAGTCCACGAAGATTCTTGGGCAATGTAAGCCTGAACGGTAGCACTTGGTCCAACATACGTAACACTTGAAGACCAATCGTCTGCTTCTTGTATTCTTTCTTCTTCTTCCCAATAAGCAGCACCGCCTGTTGTAGCTGGTTCCTTGTTAGTGTTAGAAACTTGTAAACTTTTATAGTACTTACCGTTATGCCTAACGATGTCAGTAAATCTTGGAATGATTTCAATAGGAAGAGTTGATTTGTCAAAATCTAAAGACAACCCTTGTGACTGACCTGTCGAAGTACCGTCACTTTCCCAGCCGTTTGTTTCAACCCAAGAACCTTCACCAAAACTTTCGTTATCTTTGGTTTCAAAACCTACATAATAGTCGTCTTGATCTGAAGCAGCGTCACCACGAATCTTGACGCGGAACCCGTCGAAGCATTTAGCTG